ACATGCTGCAGAAACAGATCGACGAACTGGATCCTATCAGCACACAGCGAATGAACCAGATGATCACCAAGGTTGTGGCAGCCCGCAATGACGCTCGCCAGCTGGATCAGGCCTTCCGCGACATGGCCAAGATCACTACCACCGCTAGGATGGATCCTAGCCTCCGCCGATTCGGAAGAGGCGCAGCAGCTGCCACTCCTGCTGCCGCAGGTCAGGCAGGCGCGCAACAAACTCCAATGCTATCCGCAGCCCAACTTGTGGGCAATGCGACCAAGGTTCAGGACATGATGACGTATTTTGGCGGTCCACAGCAGATACAAGCCACTGGCAACGCCAAGATCGACGATTTCCTCGGAAAATTGGGCATGCGACTACGGCCATGATCATATCCGAAGGCGGCAATGTGTTCAAGGACGAGCAAGGCCAGCCACTCACCCAGCGCATCAATCTCGCCGACATCCGCCCCACCGTGGCCTGGCTGGAGACCATCACGGATCTGCCCCTGCTGGACAACATGCTGGGCACCACAGGTCTCAAGCCCTCATCGGGTGATCTAGATCTTGCCATTGACTCCACAAAAGTAGACAAGGAACAATTTTTCCAAAAACTGTCCGGCATGGTACAGCAACGTGGTGAAGATCCGCGTGGCTGGGTCAGGAAGTCTGGAACCGCTGTGCATCTGCTCACGCCCATCGGTGGCCAGGCCGGTCGGGGTTTTGTGCAGACCGACTTCATGTTCCTGCCCAAGCCGGAGTTCTCGAAATGGATCCTGCGTTCAGATCCGCAGTCAGACTACAAAGGTGCCACTCGCAACATCCTGATCAATTCCATGGCCAAGAGCCTGGGCTACAAACTGAACCAGATCGCAGGCATCGCGGATCGAGACACCAATGAGCTGATATCAGACGATCCTGACGCCATAGCTAAAATGCTGCTGTCGCCTGCGGCCACCCGCGAAGATCTAGCATCAGTGGAACGCATCCTGGCAGCTTTAAAAACAGATCCCAAAAAGGATGAGAAACTCGCAGACTTCCGCGATCACATGCAGCGGGCAGGCACACCCCTGGATGAAAGCATGGGCTATACTGATGTGAACTGGATGGCACGACTCCGAGACCGGATCGTGAACCAAGGCATGCAGCCCATATTCGAGGGAGTGCGCATAGAACATCCTGAAGACATGGTGCTGGACTCCGGCAGCCGTGGGCTACAGCAGGCACTGGACGGAATCTTGGCCACGGCCAAAAATCCCCAAGACACCACAGTGAAGTGGGATGGTCGCCCCGCCATCATCTTCGGTCGCAAGCCCACGGGCGAATTCGTGCTCACAGACAAGAGTGGTTTCCTGGCCAAGGGCTACGACGGTCTGGCCACTTCTCCCGAGCAGATCGAGCAGATCATGGCCGCCCGTGGCGGTGATCGCGGTGGTCTGGTGGCTCTGTACAAAAAACTCTTCCCCATACTGCGCCGTGCTGTGCCACAGGATTTCCGTGGCTACATCCAGGGCGATCTCTTGTGGGCTGACCAACCACCCGTTGTGGCGGGTGCCTACGAGTTTACACCCAACACAGTGAAATATCGCGTGCCCCAGGATTCAGAGCTGGGACAAAAGATCGGCTCAAGCGCAGTAGGCGTGGTCATACACACTGCCCTGGCCGAACCTGGTGCACCTGCTGAACCTATCCGTGCTGCCGCGCTCACAGACTCACCTGGCCTGCTGGTGTTGGATCCCAGCCTGCGCGAACCCCGGAAGATCCAGCTCAGAGACAAAACAGTACAAGATGTACAACAGATTATCTCTCAGTACGGTGCTGCCATAGATCAACTGTTCAATCCCCAGGAACTGCGCGCTCGTAAAATCACGGATCTGCCACAGCTGATCAAGCAGTATCTCAACAGCCGGGTGCGGTCACGTGACTACTCAAATCTCGTATCGGGCTTCGGCGAATGGGTGCAGCAACGAGCTCCTGCCAAGGCGCCAAGGATCTTTGAGTGGGCTACTGAGAACCGACAGGCCGTGGCCGCTGTGTTCCAGGCCTTTTTAGACATCTCTGCGCTGAAAAACGACTTAGTGCGCCAGCTGGATAGCCAGGCACAAGATGTGCAGGCATCTGTAGACGACGAACCCGGACATGAAGGCTATGTGGGCCAGGGCATGAAGTTCGTGGATCGCATGCGATTCTCGGCTGCCAACTTCGCAAAGAACAATCCAGAACTGGTCTAGCAGGTCATCTTTTTTGGCCCAGATGGTAAATAAAAGCAGAGGCCGAGCCTCATATATTAAGGAGAAATAAAATGGCTGTATTCAATCCATTCAACGGTGATGCTCAACCAGTATTCGCGCTTGACATCCAAAACGGTTCACAGAACGGTAACATCGGTTCTACCGCTGCTCTCGTGCAGCCCCAGGGTCCCAAGCTGGACTTCTTCGCTGTGGTCGTGCAGAACAGCTCGCAGCAGAACATCGATCTGCGTGACGAGCTGGGCAACTACTCCGGTGGCGGCACAGTGTTCAATCCTGGTCTGGTGCAGATCATCAACGAGAACATCCAGCAGACTGCTACCATCGCCATGTATCAGGTAGAAGGCGCTGCCAACGGCCAGATCTCGTATGCCCTGTATCCCACTGGTGCCTACACTGCTGCCTCACTGCAGGCCCAGATCCGCGCTATCACCAACGGCGGTGCTGCTGGCAACGTGCAGATCACTTCTTCGTCTGGTGTCACAACCGGCGTGAACGTGGAAGGCACAGACGTCACCAACGTTGGTTTCAAACTGGCTACTTCTTAATCAAGTCAGTGTATCAAACAACCCCGGATTTGTTCCGGGGTTTTTTTTTGGCCGTTAAATACGCACACTATGACTCCTATGCCCGCATGGCCAGTGATGATGTATGACTTCCAGTGGCCCGAACACGATCAATACCAAGAAGCGTTGAAACAGGTCTGCCGAGATCTCGAGCAGGCCAACAGCCACAGTGGCGTAGCACCCGGTGCCAAGCACGGCCTGTACGAAAGCGGATTCAACTTCTGTGAACAAGATGATCCTGCTGTCACAGCCTGGACTGCCTGGGCCAAGCAGTGTGTGTTTGAATCAGCTGTCCACTCCTGCGGGCAGCATTGGCCACAAGGGGTCAGCGTTATCGTAGAGTTCCATGAGTCGTGGTGCCACATCACTCGCGATGGTGGCTATCACGATGTACACATACACCCTAACTCATCTTGGTCGGCCATATACTATCTGGACTGCGGCGACATGAGCATACCAGATCGGAACGGTGTGAATCGTTTCTTCCGCCCTTACAACACCAGCTATACCGACGCCGGCCAGGCCTGGATGACTGCCAACACTACCATTGACATCGTAGCAGAACCTGGGCAACTTGTAGTGTTTCCCTCCTGGATACAGCACTCGGCCCTGCCCTATCGCGGTGAGAGAGAACGATATGTGCTGAGCTTCAACAGCAAGGTCAAACTGGCTTCATGACAGTGACTTTAAGATGCCGCACGCTGTTTGATATCACTGTGACAGGCGTGCGAAATCATACCTCCAACAGCCGACTACCCTTCCAGGACCAGGCTGGCCAGGCAGTGGTCACAGACCACGATTGGGTGCGCAGCCGTAATCAGCAGCGTAACTGGGAGACCCTGAACCAGATCCTGGCCCTGCGCACCCTACCAGAAAACACCACCACCCCTGAACATACTGATACCGATCTGGGTCGAGAATGGCAGTTTGAGTTTGAGATCCCCAGCATCAGCAGCATCAGCGAAGGAGATAGACCTCTGGGTCTCCTGTTGCATGACTGCAAATCTGTGCCAATGATCACGGGTCTCACGGAAACAGCCCCACTTGTACCCGAACTGCGCACCCAGGATCCTGCAGCCAACATCTGGTTTGAGCTGATCAGCTAAATACTGCCATGACCGAGACCACTGACCTGGAAAAGAAAAGCCTGGAAGCGCACGTTGATCTCTGCGCACACCGCTATCGCTTCCTGGAGCAGAAGTTCGTGCAGGTAGAAGAAAAGATCACCGATCAAGGCACCGTGATCCGAGAAGTGCATGACATGGTGCAGACCATGGCCGAAAAGCGCACGGACCAGATCATGGGCTGGGGTATGGGCATCATCGGTGCCCTAGTGGCCATAGTGGGCTATCTCCTGATAACATTCGTGATCAAGTGAAGATCTCCGATCCTGAACTGCAACAGCGCCTGGAGCAACTGGCCCAGCAAGGTCTGGATCTGGTCAAACACAACATGATCTGGCAGGAATCGGGCCGGTATCATGTGTTTGGAGAGTATGAGATAGCCGCGACCAAGCAAGGTTGCGAGCTTATCTGCAGCCGCAGAGATCCCCAGAGATTCAGCACGGTGAAGTCTGCCTTGGCCTGGTGCATAGCGCACAAGTTCCAGCGCCTTGATGTGGCCCAAGAGATAGCAGAACTGGACCAACGGCGCCAGAGAGATCAAGCAGATCTCGAAGTGCGTGGCCAGCTGGCCCGCAGGCACACCAACGCAGATCGGCGCGAGATGGCCATGCTCAAAGCAGATCAGCGCCGGCAGCAGCTGGAGCTCACGGAACTGAGATTAGACAAATGCATAAATCTGGCTAAATACTGGCAGATACGAGGATTCAACAATGAAACTGCACGAACTGGACGCCCTGCGCCCCACAGAAAAAATCACTAAGACCTTGGCGGGATATTTCGACCACCAGGTGGATTTCCGCCGGCTCAACGAGAGCCAGGCACGACGGATGCTCGGTCGTGTGCGCGGACTCTTGCGAGAGCACAAGACCTCGGTGAGCCGCCACTTTTCCGAGCGCAACCCCGACTATCTGCGACTTATCATGCTGGAGCAGGCCCTGACCAGCCGGATCACCGAAGCTCCCGCCGCAGCGCCCATGGCCGTGGACGTGGACGATCCCAAGACACAGGCCGTGATGCGGAAAGCGCAGAGCGGACAGAATCTCTCGCCCGAAGAACAGAAAACCGTGACGGCCATCGCCAGCATGAAGAAAGAAAGCCACACCGACGAGAAATACCAGGGCTTTGAAAAAACTGTCAAAGCCATCCGGAAGGGTGGATCAGCACGAGATCCCGAAGCCGTGGCAGCTGCCATCGGACGCAAGAAATATGGCAAGGAGCGCTTCCAGAAAGCCGCAGCAGCTGGCCGCAAGCTGGGCGAGAGCCTGCGACTCACAGAAAGCGAGATCCAGACCGCCCAGGTAGTGTTGGCCGCTCAAGACATGGTGGACCGCATCCAGGGCATGATGGAAGATATCTCCGAGATGCAGTTCAAGGATCTGCCGGCACTGGTGAACTCAATCCGCAATGACATGGGCACAGAACAGGCCTCCCAGTTCCAGAGCCAGGCCTCGGCCGCGCTCACCAACCTGCTCACGGCGGTGCAGGCCGGCAAGACAGAGATGGAAGCAGCCCAGGGCGTGCTCACGGGACAAGCGCCCGTGGTACCCGGTCAAGACGCCGGCATGGCAGCCGCAGCACCGGCACCGGATCAAGGTGAAGTGGATCTCAGCCTTGATGCCAATCTGCCCCCTGAGGGAGAAGAGGAAGAAGAGGAAGAAGTCTCAGTGGGTCTGGGACGCGAGCGCAGATAATGCTGATCCGTGAAGTGGCCGGTGCCGACGGTGATCAGATCAAGCTCACGGCCTTGGCCCAGTTCCTGTTAGGACGCGCGGAAGACACAGACGCTGCACGCACCATCAGCACCCAAGCATTCCTCAAACTGGCCTCAAACATGGGCATCAGCGTCACAGCAGATCGCCTGGCCGAACTCTCAGCACAACCACCACTCAATGCAGTGATCGCCAGGATCGAAGGCCCCAACATACTTTTCCAGGGATCGGATGTGGTACCCGTGACCATGACCGTGGATCAAGCGCAAAAAACAGTAGATTCAATGGCCAAAAGAGCCATTGACATCAAGTAAATAATCAAGTAATATCATTGTAGGAGGAAAACATGGCTTATTCAGAAAAAGTCTTGGATCATTATAACAATCCGAGAAATGTAGGATCATTTGATAAGGAGAACTCGCACGTTGGGACCGGTATGGTTGGCGCCCCAGCGTGCGGATGACGGAGACGTCATGAAACTCCAAATCATGGTGGAAGATGGTGTGATCACCGACGCCCGGTTCAAAACCTATGGCTGCGGTTCGGCCATAGCATCTAGCAGCCTCGTCACAGAATGGGTCAAAGGCAAGACCTTGGATGAAGCAGCAACCATCAAGAACACCACTATAGCCCAGGAACTGGCCTTGCCGCCCGTGAAGATACACTGTTCGATTCTGGCCGAGGACGCCATCAAGGCCGCCATCGAAGATTACCGCAAGAAACGCCAGGCACAGTGAGCTGTGTACAGATTGATCCCCACGCAGTAACCGTGGTCGTTAACGATTTCATCAAACATGATGGATATCTTTATCGTATTGGCACGCTGTTGAGGCTGTTACACGAGCACAGACAACAGATCCGAGATCGTAAATTAATCTTGGTATTACCGGACGGCGAACCCATATCATTCACTGCACTTGACCGCGTGCTAGAAATCATTGTGCAAAACCATGGCTTATCTCCGGATCGCGTGATTTGTCATATGGTAGATCATTATCCCCGTTTCGAATCTGAATGGTGCGCGGTGGAAACATATCCCACGCCTTTTTTCCAACAGACAGCAGAATTGCTGCGCATTGATCTTTGTAGAGTCGATGAGGATGCCAAATTATTTGGCGCAGCCTATGGCAGATTCATGCCTTCACGACTGTTGATGGCACATTTTTTAGTCACGCACTTCCCCAATGATAGTTTCGTGATATTCCAGCCTGGACAAGATTTTGTAGAATTTGAAATGGCGCCAGGAGATGAAATCTTTCAGGATGCTGTTGACTGGGCAGCATGCCGCACACATCATCATGATCTGGCAAGTCATTTCAACGGCTGTGTGTCTTCTCTGGCCTGTTTACCGGTCTATCATGAATTGTTTGGCCGATATCGAATCGAAATTGTGATCGAAACAAACACCTACAGCGAAGGTTGGTTTACAGAGAAGACCGCCAAATGTCTGGCAGCAGGTAAACCTTTCCTGCTGTATGGTACATCCGGGCAGTTGCAACAGCTGAGAACCATGGGTTTCCGTACTTTTGGAGATTACATTGACGAAAGCTATGACTGTGAGCACGACCCTGATATCAGATTTGACAAAATCTGTGCTGCTGTGACTGCGATCCATGAGCATGCACAGCAAAACCAGCTGCTGGCCGATCTTGGCACGATCGCGCAATGGAATCGTCAGCACTATCATCGGATTATTGAGAACTATTATCATGATTTCAATCACTGATTTAGCAGCACAAAAAATCAAAGCTGCCATAACCCGGCGGGGACGCGGTCTTGGAATCCAAATAGGAATCAGGACCACAGGCTGTTCTGGCTTGGCCTATACTTTAGAGTATGTGGACCAGGAGCAAGGTTCACAGATTTGTACCAGACACTTCGACGTGGCTGGTGTGCGTGTTTACATAAAACCCGAGCATCTGGTGTATCTCTCAGATATGACCATAGATTATCAACAGCGAGGCCTCAACGAAGGTTTTGAATTCATCAACCCACAAGAAAAGGATCGCTGCGGCTGCGGCGAATCATTCCGAGTTTGATCACTGAACGATATCAGTATGCTCCGCTGACCCGAGAGAGCGTGGATGGACAACGGCTTTATGCCACTCCCGACGGTCGCAAACTACCGTCAGTGACCACCATCCTAGACCGAACCAAACCACAGGAAAAACGCATCGCGCTGGAAAACTGGAAGCAGCGAGTAGGGCACGAAAAAGCCCAGCAGATCACCACCGAGGCTGCCAACCGTGGTACCAGGATGCACAGCTATCTCGAGCACTGGGTCACGACCGGCACACAGCGAGATCGCGGTACCAATCCTTTCTTCTGGCCCAGCCATGCCATGGCCCAAAAGGTCATACAAGAAGGTTTGATAAAAGTTGATGAATTCTGGGGCACAGAAGTGCCCTTGTATTTCCCCTCAATCTATGCAGGTACCACGGACTGCGTGGGCTTGCATGAAGGTTCAGAAGCCATCATGGATTTCAAGCAGACCAATCGACCCAAGCGCACTGAGTGGATCGAGGACTATTTCCTGCAGCTAGCGGCCTACGCAGAAGCACACAACGAAGTGCATGGCACCCGGATACAGCGTGGCGTGATCCTGATGTGCGCCAAGCCCGATGTGGACGATCAGGGCAACATCATCACTGAACCCCAATATCAAGAGTGGATCATAGAGGGCGAGGAATTTGATCAGTGGCGCGATCGTTGGTGGGCCAGGGTAGAGCAATACTACCTGAACCACGCATAAATACCCGATAACCGAGGTATATCCACATGGCCATAGTACAAGTTAGCCGCATCACCAATCGCAAAGGACTCACCGAGAACCTGCCGCAGCTGGCAGGTGCAGAACTGGGGTGGGCTACGGATAGCCGTAGACTGTTCATAGGCAACGGCACCCTGGCCGAGGGTGCGCCCGTGATCGGCAACACCGAGATACTCACAGAGTTTTCTGATATCACGGTCTTGAGTTCCTATACCTATGAAGATATTGCTGTAGGCTATGCGGCGCAGACTGGCCCCACACCTAGTGATCCTGTGGTGCGCACAGTGCAGGCCAAGCTGGATGATTTCGCTGATGTGAGAGATTTCGGTGCGGTAGGCAATGGCATCGCCGATGATACCGAAGCTATCAATCGCGCGCTTTACCAGCTCTACTGCCGAGAAACCAACACACAGATCCGTCGTGCGCTGTACTTCCCCGCCGGTACTTACAAAATCACTGAAAGCATAATCATCCCTACCTATGCCAAGCTCATAGGTGAGGGCGCAGACTGCACCATCATAGAACTGGATACATCAGGCGACATATCCAGCCTCTCGGCCTACGTGGCCCGTTTTGGGGACAGCCTGCAGCAGACCGGTGTAAACATCGGCAATAACGGTGCTACACCGCCACGCAACATCGAGATCTCCTCCATGACCTTCCAGTCGGTGCCCGTCACTGACATCTTTTTCGTTGAAACAGCTACCCAGTGCTATTTTGATTCGGTGAACTTTCGAGGTCCGCTCACCCAGGCTTCTATCACCACGGACCTGGCCACCGACAACATAGCAGGCGTGAGATTCAACAGCACCACTGCCCTGGTCTGCAACCAGATCACCTTTGACAAATGCAGATTTACCGGCATCACCTATGGCATGCGCACCGATGAACAGATCACTGGCATCACAGTGAGCAACTCTATGTTCCTCACCCTGTACCAAGGTATCAACCTTGGCACCGGCACTCCGATCAACGGTGGTGCCACTGGATTCCGGGCGGTGCACAACATGTTCGACGACATCTATGCGCAGGGCATCATCTACGACGACATCAGCTTGAACATCTCTGCCTACAATGTGTTCTACGCGGTGGGCAATGAATTCACCTCCAACCCCGGTACCGCTGTGATCACACTGGGTAACGACAATAATGTATCGGTGAGTGATATGTTTGAGCGCAGCGATGCAGATGCCAATGTGTACCCCAGAGTGGAGATCTTGGGTGGTACCACGACCACGGGATCGCAGATCCAGCTGGGTAGATATGCCCGGCTCACTGGCCGTACCTATGTGTTGGATGACAATCAATCCTCGCCAGAAACCATTTTCTCCTGGAGCGCGGAGCAGAGCACGAGCTTCACCATGAATTACAGTATCGAACGCAGCGGTCTATATCGGCACGGTGCCCTGCGTGTGGTGGCCTACAACGCTGACGAGAGCCTGGGCACCCTGAACTACACCGATGATTTCACGGAAAACGCAGATCTAGGAGTCACTCTCAGCGCTGCTCAAAGTGGCAGCAACATCCTGGTGCAGTACACTACCACCAATACCGGTGACTCCAATGGTGGTACACTGACCTATTCTATCTCGCATCTGGCCTGATGTGGTCTGAATCCTATGCACGCAGGCTCCAAGCATGGAACCTGCTGAGAGATCAGTGCCGCGATCTCCCCATCGATCGGGCCTTGCTCGCCATCAATCAATGGTGGTATCGGGCACCCGAGACAGTGAGAACCATGATCTGGGAACACTATCCAGACTGGCCTGATCCCTGGTGCCTGTTGGCCCAAGATCGGCTGTGCGATCTTGCTCGAGCGCTGGGCATGCTGTATACTGTAATGATGACAGAACATGCTGAGATATCTGATGCGAGATTGGCGCAGACCGATCACGACAATTTAGTCCTGGTGAACCAAGGAAAATATATACTGAATTGGCACCCAGACCAGGTGTTAAATATCCCATCTCAAGCACAGCAGGTGCGTAGATCCATGAGCAGCGCAGAATTCGTCCATCACACAAGGTAAACCATGACCCAAATACAAGTTCAAAAAAGAGACGGCCGCCGAGAGCCGTTGGATCTGGAAAAACTGCACCGCGTGGTGTTCTGGGCCACAGAAGGCATCACCGGAGTATCAGCTTCGGAAGTGGAAATCAAGAGCCACATACAGTTTGCAAATGGCATAGCCACTTCGGCCATACAAGAGACCCTGATCAAATCAGCAGCAGATCTCATATCCGAAGAAACTCCCAATTATCAGTTCGTGGCCGGCAGGCTGATCTGCTATCACTTGCGCAAACAGGTCTATGGCGATTTCCAACCCTGCTCGGTGCTGGAACTGGTGCGCAGGAACGTGGCAGCAGGATTCTATGATCCCGAACTGCTCACCGCCTATACCGAAGCCGAATGGAATCGCATCAATGGATTCATACGTCATGACCGCGACGAAGAGCTGACCTACGCGGCCATGGAACAGTTCCGTGGCAAGTATCTGGTGCAGAATCGTGTGACCAAAGAGATTTTCGAGACCCCACAGATGGCCTACGTGCTGATCGCGGCTACTCTGTTCAGCCAATACCCTCGTGAAAGCCGAATGATGTGGGTGCGCGACTACTATGATGCTATCTCTACGCACCAGGTGAGCCTGCCCACCCCCGTGATGGCTGGGGTACGCACACCCATGCGGCAATTCTCATCGTGCGTGCTGATCGAGACCGGAGACAGCCTGGATTCGATCAATGCCACGGCCTCCAGCATCGTGAAGTATGTGAGCCAGAAGGCTGGCATCGGCATCGGTGCCGGCAGGATCCGCGCCCTGGGATCACCCATCCGCAATGGTGATGCTTACCACACCGGCGTGGTACCGTTCTACAAGATGTTCCAGGCCGCCACGCGATCATGCAGCCAGGGCGGCGTTCGTAACGGTGCTGCCACGCTATACTACCCCTTATGGCATTTGGAAGTGGAAGATCTCCTGGTGCTGAAAAACAACAAAGGCACAGAGGACAATCGTGTGCGCCACATGGACTATGGTGTGCAGTTCAACAAGGTCATGTACGAGCGGCTCTTGGCCAATGCGGATATCACCCTGTTCTCGCCACACGATGTGCCGGAAATGTATGACGCGTTCTTCACTGATGTGGATCGTTTCCGCGAGCTCTATGAAGCCGCCGAGCGCAACACCCGGATACGGAAAAAACGGATCACGGCCATGGAATTGTTCACAGCATTCCTGCAGGAGCGCAAGGATACTGGCCGCATCTATCTCATGAACGTGGATCATGCCAATAGCCACGGCAGCTTCAAGCCCGAACTGGCTCCTATCCGGCAAAGCAATCTCTGCTGTGAAATCGATCTACCAACACGGCCCTTGGATGATGTCAAAGATCCCAACGGGGAGATCGCTCTCTGTACGCTCAGTGCTATCAACTGGGGTGTGTTCCGCGATCCCGAAGACATGGAAAAGGCCTGTACCTTGGCGGTGCGTGGTCTAGACGCGCTGCTGAGCTATCAGAACTATCCTATCTTGGCCGCACAGATCGCCACGGAGAATCGCAGGCCTTTGGGCGTGGGCATCATCAATCTGGCCTATTGGTTGGCCAAGAACGATCTCTCCTACACAGATCCTCGCGCCCTGTTCGTGGTAGATCGCTGGGCCCAGCACTGGTCATACTATCTGATCAAAGCGTCGGTTGATCTGGCTGCAGAGCGAGGAGCCTGCCCCAAAAGCAACGAGACACGATACCACGACGGCATCCTACCAGTTGATACCTACAAGCGAGAAGTGGACGAGCTGGTACCTCACCGAGATTGTGTGGACTGGGCGGGACTGCGCGAACGGCTACGTGAGCACGGCATCCGCAATTCCACTCTGATGGCCTTGATGCCGGCTGAAACATCGGCCCAGATATCCAATTCCACGAATGGAGTAGAACCACCGCGCAGCTACGTGAGCGTGAAACAGAGCAAGGACGGGGTGCTGCGTCAGGTGGTGCCCGAATATCGCCGCCTCAAAAACCGATATGAACTATTGTGGAATCAGCGCAGTCCTGAAGGTTATCTCCATATCATGGCTGTGTTGCAAAAATACATCGACCAAGGTATCTCTGTGAACACATCATACAACCCACAGCACTACGAAGATGAAAAGATACCCATGAGTGAAATGCTCAAGCACATGATCATGTTCTACAAAATGGGCGGCAAACAATTGTATTATTTCAATACCTATGATGGATCCGGTGAGATCGATGTGGATCGCATGAATCAGCGCCAGGTCTTGATCGAATCAGTAGACGTCACTCTGCAGGCCGACGATGCTGGCTGTGACAGTTGCAAAATATAACCTGAGAGACCCATCCATGACAGTATTGAATCTTCGCAAGAATCGCGATCATACCACCAGCCTGGCCTTCCTAGATCCCCAAGGTGGTGTGGGCATGCAACGATACGACACGCTGAAATATCGGCAGTTTGACAAACTCACAGACAAGCAGCTGGGTTTCTTCTGGCGCCCTGAGGAGGTAGATGTGCTGCGTGATGCCAAAGACTTCAAAGATCTCACTGACTGGGAGCGCCACATATTCACTGCCAATCTCAAACGCCAGATACTGTTGGACTCAGTGCAAGGTCGCTCACCAAATCTCGCTTTCCTGCCTTTGGTCAGCCTACCAGAACTGGAAACCTGGATCGAGACCTGGGCATTCTCGGAAACCATACACAGCCGGTCGTACACACACATCATCCGCAACGTGTATTCAGATCCCGGCCGAGTGTTCGACGAGATGCTGGACATCGAAGAGATCGTAGCCTGTGGGCACGACATCTCCAGATACTATGATGATCTCATCCAATACAGCACCTGGTACCAGATGTTGGGCGCAGGATCGCATCGTGTAAATGACCAAACCATAGAGATCGATGAATATGAACTCAAGAAAAAATTGTGGTTGTGCCTTGCCTCGGTCAATGTTCTCGAGGGCATCCGGTTCTATGTTAGTTTCGCGTGCTCCTGGGCGTTCGCAGAGCTCAAGAAGATGGAGGGTAACGCTAAGATCATTAAGTTTATCGCCAGAGATGAAAATGTCCACCTGGCCAGCACCCAACAATTACTGAAACTGCTGCCGCAGGATGACGCAGATTATGCACGGATAAAGACGGAATGTGAAATCGAAGTGGCTCAGATGTTCCAGGATGCTGTAGATCAAGAACGGCAATGGGCACATTATCTGTTCAGCTCTGGCAGCATGATCGGACTCAACGAACAACTGCTGTCGGACTATATCGAATGGATCGCTCACAAGCGCATGACTGCTATCGGTCTTCAATCACCCTACCGAGGAGGCAGCAATCCTTTGCCTTGGACACAGAAATGGATCGCCGGTGCCGAAGTACAAGTGGCACCACAAGAAACAGAAATTTCCTCCTACGTGGTAGGCGGCACTAAACAAGATGTGACAGAAACCACTCTCGCAGGACTATCATTATAATGCTAACCGTGTATTCAAAAAACAATTGCCCATTCTGCGTGATGGCCAAGAACTATCTTCTGGCCAAAGACATACCGTTCCGTGAAATAAACATCGAACAAGATGCCGAAGCACGCGAATTTATCCAGAGCCAGGGATTGCGCACCGTGCCGCAGATATTCATGGACGGCAAGATATTCGTAGAGGGTGGTTGGTCAGGCCTAAGTAAGATGAGCGCAGAAGAAATACGATCTGAAATCGATCTGCGCAATTCTCTGGCAGACCAAACACTATGAATCTAAACGTTGACGAAATCTACACTTTCAAGCTGATCACCGGCGAAGAGTTGGTGGCTCGGGTGCAAGAAATCAATCCCGATCACATGATAATCGAACATCCCATTCTCACCGTGCTGAGTCCTCAAGGACTACAGATGATGCCGGCACTGTTTAGCTCAAACCAGGACAAAAACGTCCGGCTAAATAACTCTAGTTGGGCCATGATCGCGGACACCCGCGATGACGTGCGCGACAGTTGGATCCAGGCTACCACGGGCATCGCACCTGTGCGCAAATCGATCATAACTGGTTAGCATGCCGCACAGGTTCGTGATCATGATCTCGGGCCAGCTACATGAATACACCAGGTATGAAGACATACCTTCTGTGTTTGATCATGTGATAGAGTTCTGTCCCGAAATTCCGCCAGGTCCGCATACCCAGGAAGAGCATGATGAGATCGATGCCTGGGTGCCGAGATTTGAGAGATTGATGGAGATAGAACATGCCCGCAGCGGCAAGACAAGGTGATGCAGGCATACCACACTGCAGCCCTTATGTGATTGCTAGTGGTAGCCAAGATGTGCTGATAAATGGTCGCGGAGCTGCCAGGATTGCTGATAGATCCATTCCTCATCTTATCCCAGGTCGGCGCTGCGGAACCCATACCGCAGCCATCGTAAGTGGCAGTTCTTCTGTCATCATAAATGGTCGCTCCGCGGCCTTTGTTGGATCAAAACTGTCCAATTGCACAGCAGTGGCCTCCGGCAGCGCTGATGTGATCATAGGTTCATGACATGAGCTGTGGAGGACCACTCAGTGCAGTGACCAGCATTGCTGGCGCAGGATTGCTGCCCGGTGCTGGTTCTGTTGCCGGTCTGGGATCCAGCCTGGGTACCAGTTCTGTCCTAACCAGTACCTTGGGCAGTTTCAATGCCTTGCCCATAACCAGCCAGTTTTCTAGTGTGGTGACATCAGCCACAGGTGTTTTGGGTGGTGGTACGCTCGACAGCCTGCGCACATTAGGGGCCGGTACCTTTCCTGCGCTGACCAACTCCATACCCGGTGGCTTCGTTTCTTCGTTGGCCCCCATTGCCACAGGTGGGGTATTCAATGGTGGGTTCACAGGACTGATCTCACAGACTGCGTCGGGCATCATGGGTTCGGGTGATCTCACCCGATTTGGTCAGATCTTCAATTCTGCGCAAGGCTTTACGGGCCAGGCCAACCAGTTCATCAACAGCAGTTTGAACTTGGGAGGAATTTCTACTACCTTTGGTCCTGTCACAGGAGGCATGGACAACCTTATCACCGGGGGGTTCAGCCAGGTATCGGAGGCGTTTGGGGCTTTGGGCGGAGATCTTGGCAATCTGGGCAATCTCATCAACATGAACAACCTGCCCAATCTGGGCAGCCCTTCTGCATTGGTAGGTCAACTGGCATCAGTGGGCGGCCTGGTTCCGGGAGTGGAAACTGCCCTGCGCCAGGCCGGCGTTGACACAGCCAGTATCACGAACTTGGCCTCGGGAGGTCTACCAAACATATCTGACTCTGCCAATCGTGCGCTTTACCAAGGCATGACGCAGATAACTGGTGCCGAGCTCGCTCAGGTCAAGAGCGTGTTAGGAGTTCGCACCGCTGGTATTGACACTATGGCTGATCTCTTGAATCCCGTAAAGATTCTCCCCAACAGTTTCTCTACCTTGACCATGCCCACGCCCGATGGACTGCGTGGCATCTATGCCAGTACATCAGGTGCCGTGAACACCAATCTAGAACGGTTCTTGATAGATCCTCGGGCTCCGGCCTACACCGGAGACGATCCCATAGTGCGTGCCAGGATTGGACTACCGCCCGTAGAGGTCACAGTATGACCACCTATAACACACTAAAAAAAATCATCCCCCCAGATCAAGCACTGGGCAATCAGGCCTTGAGTCGCAGCCTCCGCCAGGTCAAGGATATCTTCCGAGCCGATCTACCGGCCGTGAGCGAGGCAGTGAGCAATCTCGAGAGCAACAAGGACCTTGATCTAATCAATACCTTGACCACTCCTATACCCACCGTGGTCACGGATTTCGTGGGCAACACCTTGGCCACCGGTACCGGTCCGGGCAATACCATCACCATCAATGACATCGTAGGCATCGCTGCAGGGGCCACGGTGAACTCAGAACTACCTGTGGTCACGACGGTAGTCACCGAACTGGCCAATCTGGGTGCGCTGACTCCACTCACCGCGAACGGTGGCAGCAGTGGCAGTGCTGTTAACGGGATCTATACCCTGATGAGCTATGCTCTCACCGGCGCCTATAGCTCAGGCGGTAATGTGGCCAACTCCACCACCATACCCAATACCACCCATTATGCCGGACCGCAGACCTTTGGTGATGTTGATCTGGCATTCAGTACCGCGGGCACAGGCCTGATCGCCGTGGCCAACGGTTACATCAGTAATATCGCTACTGCCTATGCCAATCTGGCGAGCCAGGCCAACGATGCTGCCAATGCCTGCGCGCAGCAATTGGTTCTGAACGTGGACAACTGCTCGGCCGCGGGCATCGACATAGGCAATGTCGTGAATGATATCGCCAATGCTAATCTGGTGGCCAATTCCGTAAGCACGGCCCTGGGTCTGGCCAGCCAGCTGCATGATATAGGTTTAGATGTTAGCGAGGGCGGAGCGGCCCAGTTTTTTGAAAACATAGCTAATACCAGCACGCTGACCGGTCAGGCCGTGATCGCTAGCATGCGAGAAGGTCGCAACATCGCGG